GTTATTTAAGGCACTGTCCCACCAACTTGGTCTGTCTCCTATCGCATCGACTACATTGGTCAATACGAACCTAGAGAGCTCGATAGAAATCGGGTCGGTTGACTTGGACAGATCAGCTGAGAAGATCATAGCTGGATTCTCCTTCGTCGATTGGGGATTAAAGATCTTTAGGTCTTTATTCTTTAAAGCGTTTGACGTTTGAAATGTCTTACCTAGGTAAGGTAGTAGAAAAGCGGACATCGCCCTGGCTTGCCAGACAATTGACGCGGAGTGGATCGTAATCGCTCTGATCTTCCCTTCTGATGTGTTTAGAAGTTCGACCTTACACTCTCGCCTATTCGGTCCATCGATGACGGCTCGTTCGAATCGGTCGGCATAGTCGCTAAAGTCGGTAATCGGCCTATGGTGTGGCTCACCTGTCTGATCTCTAACAACGATCGGTAGTGGGTCCACTGTAGTATAGTGTATGCCACCATCATAATGACCATATTCATTGAACTCGTCTTCCATCTCCGCGAGTTCCTCCTCAGTGAGGGGTTCTGTAGTCTGATAGCTTAAGACATTGCTCATTCCTATCTCCTCCTTAGTCGCCTTATACATCTCTAAGGCAATAAGCGCTCCTCCATTCTTCGCGCTTTGTTCTAAGCAGGACTTCGTTCCCGGGATAGGTAGTGATGCCAAGACCTTTGGTGCCTTTCTTCGAGAAAACATATCAAAGATGAAGTCTTTCAACTCTTGTAACGTATTCTCGTGTGGCATTGGTACATCCTCTGTTAGTCTTTTGATTACCTCGTCGAATTCTAGCTCCATATCAACAGGAGCAGGAACGCAAATTCCTCTCGAAAGAGTGGAAGCGAGGAAGAGTCGATGAGCATTTCCACATGTTCTACCCAACGAGCAAGTTTGATGTCCGTCGAGGTATTTTGTAGTGCTGCTCGCGGCGCAAGATATCAACGCGCCGCTCCGACAAAGATCACTGAATGCTTTTGCTACGATCCGCAGGTCGCTCGATACGAAGCGCGCTAACCATTCTGCCATCTTAGTAATAATTTGACGGTTTCTTGGTGCGAATAGTTTCGTTCCGATCTTCGGGGATCCATAGCATAGCTCGAGCGCAGTTCTAATCGCGCTCCAGTTCTTTCTCACGAGTTTGATGTTAGATTTTAACACCTGTTCTAACAGATGATGACTTGGTCGGGTATCCGGTATCATAACACACGGTACCGAGGAATGTGTCTTTCCATTGACTTTGCGGAAAACAGATTTAATTGTTTTCTTTTCTCTAATTTTCTTACATTGATCAGCTAAACCATATCTTATGGCTTGGTCTAGGTAAGATGAGGCAGTTGAAGTAGAAGTTTTCTCGGACTTCGTTCTTCCGCTCACCCTCAACATCAAGTTCAAAATAGGACCTTCGGGTAATATTTTGTTACATACTTCA